TGAGCTTTTTGACCTAGCTCGTAAACTTCTTGCTCGGTATAGCCATTTTCAATCATGTTGATCTTCATCGTAGCTATTCGTTTTTCTTCGTTACGAGCAGCCACCACAGAGGGGATTTCAGATTTTCCTTCTGGGTCTACGAAGTTAAGCAATTCAAGTTGAGCATCATAAAAAGTTTCTGTTGTAGCGTTTCCTTCCGCATCAAAATTCATACTTTCATACAAGGCTTCGTATTCAGGCGATCTTGCTCGTTCTATAACAGCGCGATCATAAGCCGATAAGTTGCCATAAAACTCATTAAATTGACGGCGGCGTGCTGCCGACAAATTAGTGCCCTGTATTTCACCAAGGAATCTTGCACTAGAAAAAACAGGGTTACCATCTTCATCAAAAGTTACGTCCGTAACAACCGGCGTCGTAGTTGGAAACATAGGCTGTTCCCCTACAAACTGCTGGTCTCCACTTTGTAGGTATTTAAAAGGGTTAAGCATGTTTAACCCTTCACCCAGACCACTCCAAAGTCTGTCTAAAAAGGTCTGTTGGCCAGCTTCTGTTTTATCAGAAACTTCTTCCACGGGTTTAGCTTTATCTCGTAACGTACCGTAGACCTCACCTTCCCGTTCTTCGCCCTCGTTTATGTATTCTTTAAACAAAATATTAGGACGCTCTTCATAGATTTTATCCAGAACACGATTAATCAACGTGCCCATTCCATTTCTTCTTATGGGCTTACCGCTAGTATCTAACTTTAAAGTACCGTCCGGGTTTTTAACGTGTGCTGATAAAAAGAATTCTGGTCTGTTTGACCAAATTCGATCTGCCACGTTACTCGCAAGTCCTTCTAAACCACGTAAGGGGTTCGTAAGAAAATCTATTGTGCCTTCACCAACCGTTTTCCAATTAATTGGATCACCTGTTCGTGAGTCCGCAAGAAAATCTTGAGGAGAGGAACCCGAAGCAAAGTCAGGATCTTGGCCGGTAGTTGGATCTGTCGAAACAAACTCAGGCTTTTCGTAATCAACAACCTCTACTTCTTCATCTTCACCAGAGTCGAAGCCTATGTTTGAAAAATCAACGCTAGGAAGGTCTGCGCCCGACCCTAGATCCGGCTTAATCACGTCAATCATCTCACCTGCCGCAAGACGCTCGGCTGAATACTCCTGACCCGGGATCAATGACTCTTTAATCTCCATGCCCTGAGTCGTGGGATATCCAGTCTGGTACGTGGTATCCAGATACTGGTTAACAGAAAGATCTGGAGAAACCCCGGTTATCGGTACAAAAGGCTGCTCATCCGGTGCGTCAGGCTGCTCTTGAATTGTAAATACCGGTACATCGTCATCTGTTGGAGAAGGCACCAGACTTACTGGAGTTTCATCTACCTGCTCCGTAAGGGAGGATAATTCCTCCGAGGCCAACGGATCGGTGACTACTAAGGGCGCTGTGTCCGTGGTAGTTTCCGTGGTATCGGTTGTAGGATCTGTAGTGACTATTACAGGGTCAGTGGTAGTGGTGTTAGTCGTCGTGTCCGTGGTGTCAGTCGTCGTGGGCCACGGGGTAAGCGGCTCTGTGACTACTGGATCTGGATCTACAACTACCGGATCTGGATCTGGATCTACAACTACCGGATCAGCAGGTTGTTGTACTACATCTGTTGTTCCGGGTGCGGATTCGTCAGTCGGCTTGTCCGTGGTGGTATCTGTCGTAATGTCCGTGGTGGTATCTGTCGTAATGTCCGTGGTGGTATCTGTCGTGGTTTCAATTAAATCTTCTGCTGGAGTCGTAGTCTGGAACACAGAAGTAACCGTGGGGTCTGCGCCTTTAACCGTGTTTTTTGGATAACCCAGATCTTCTAACTGAAGATCGCCGGAGGCTACCAATTTTTGTTGAACACGGTTTAATCCCGCAGGCATTGTTGTTTCTTGGGTCGTGGCTGCTGCTAAAGTCTCAGCGGCTGACGCATCGTCCTCTTCTTCGTCTTGGGTATATACGCGCCCAGTAAAGTCAGGCAAGCCCGCAAAACTTCCTATGCCACCCCCCATTTGAGCAAACGTGGGCACAGTAATTTGCGTACCAATACTAGGCAGAAAAAAATCCATCGAAGGAGGAGCCATTGTTTCACGTGAAAAAGACTGACGGGCCAAGGGTCCTGCTTGAGGGAATCTGTTCATACTGTTTACCATACCACCTTCTGCCTTGAGTATCTCAGCAGAATCTTTAGCTGCGGGATCGAATTCGGCGTTAACAGATCGAACGGTAGACGGGTCAATGACGACTACTACGTCGTGAGCTTCTTCTAGCTTTTTAGGGTTTGGAGCAAGACTTCGGCCCGCCCCAATATCCACTGTGTTTTCTAAAATCATGCCTTTGTACCCGGCATCTTTAGCTACTTCAGCTAAAAAATGCGCGTCTGTTACTACTGTTTCGATTTTTTCACCAGAATCTTTTCGGGAGGGGGCTATCAGTCGTAGTAAATTTGGAAAAGCCTTTTCTACTTTTGCGGACCTCCCGTCAGGAAACTCCACTACCATGTCTTTTAACGGAACGTGAGAAAAACGAGGAGGTTCCCCGTCTATAAGAGCAGGTTTAAATCGAAGATACTCAGTTTTATTTAAAAATACCGGATAGTTGACCGATCCTGATTTTCCAGTAGCGTAAGTAGACGATATATCGGGACTAGCAGAAAAAAAGGTTCCTTGTGATTTTAGCTTGTGGGGTTTTAGTGGATTCACAAGTGACGGACTTACAATCTCCTCCCCCCTACCTAAAAATTTTTCTATGCCTTGGGGTTGGTCTAAATTTACTATCGTTTCCATATTAGCGTCGGAAGTGCCGTGATAGTACGGTTTTGAAATATCAAAACCCATGTTTTGCGCTCTGAGGAGTCTTTCTTTTAGTTCCGGGGCTTCCGGGTCAAGATTTAAAGCTAAACGAGACTCTAAAGCCCGCTCGTTTGGGGTTTTCCTGCTAAAAAAATTACGAACATTTTCCCCTATTGCACCACGGTTTACGCCGGGAATCATTCCTAACGCCCCAATACCAATGCCTACCGGGTCAACGTCCTTAATCGCTTGAACCACGTCAATTCCAGCAGAAGCATCTCCAAGAATAGGTAACTGGTCCGCCGTATCTAATAACTTACCGGCGCGACGGAACGCTTGTCGATCATCGCCCAGCATACCGGCCAGATTCCTTTCAGCCATGTCACGGTAAGTTTCTTCTTCTGGAATGATTTGTTGAAACGGACCCGCTTCTGGTGGCACGGGGTCCGTGAAGCGTTGGTTATACGCCGCGAGTAACTCCGATGGAGTAAGTTCTTGTTCAGCCATAGTACGCGCTTGCCGCTATGTTCATACTACCCTCGCCTTCTTCCCAGTCATCCGTGGGAATTTGTACAAAATTACCCTGACGATAACGCATCAGGGCCTGTGTCAAGCTGTCTACCAAGTCGTCATGGGTGCCGTTAGGAAAAGCTGCACATTCTTCAATGACATCTTCAGCCCACCGTTCCTCCGGTGCCCAGATCATACCCGCCTCAAATAGCGGAGAAATCGAATGCACTCTTGACAGTTTATCGTTTCCTCTGCTAGGCGTAAAGTTTACCACAGGTATCCCCATACTTTGCAATTCATGCGTGAGCGGCATTCCAGAGGCTTTTGCCTCAATTATGACCGTTTCGGGGTCCCAGAACTTATATTGGTCCAACGCAATTTCTTTTAGCTCCGGAAAATCCCACCGCCCCTTCTGTGCATCCAGCAATATCAGGTTAGGGGGACCCCCAATTTCCATGGGATAGAACACCCCCCACGTGGTAATAGCAGAAAAGTCCGCTGTTTCGCGCTTCGAGAACGCCGTATCGTAGCTCTGGATGACATACTGCAGGTTAGGAACCTCGTCTTTTTCCCACACTTTCCACCACTCGCGCTTCAAAATAGACAGTTCTTCCGCTGTCGGGTCCTGTTGGTACTGGGCATTCCACTGGTACGCGGGCACTGATGCCTTAACCTGCTCTAATTCCTCCCTTTTCCAGAATTCAGGCCAAGTTGGCTCCCCAGACGGTAATATCGCGGGTAATTCGACCACCTCCCACTGGTCTGCCATCGAATCCTTGGTCATTTGCCGGATCAGATTTCCCGTCATATCCTTCTCTGACCACCGGGTTTGTACCAAAACGATAGATCCCCCCGGCTGTAAACGCTGTCTGGGACCCGCTGTGTACCATTCCCACGCATTTTCAAAGCCGCTGGCCGACATGGCTGTCTGCTCCGAGTGCGGATCGTCAATGACAATCAAATCACCACCACGACCCGCTAGGTTTGAGCCTACACCCACCGCGTAGTACATCCCGCCAGACTTGGTGTCCCAGCGTCCGGACGCTTTACTGTCAACCGACAGCTCACAATCCTCGAAAATTTCCTGATATTCCTCGGTTTCCAGCAGATTTTTGACTTTTCGTCCGAAATTTACCGCAAGTTCCGTGGTGTGTGTCGCCTGAATAATCTTCATCGACGGCTTTCTACCGATCATCCACGCCGGGAACAGATAACTAGCGAATTCGCTCTTCGTATGACGAGGCGGCATGTTGATAATCAGCCGTTTGATCTCGCCCCGCGCAATTTGTTCCAGCTTTTCTGCAATAATATAGTGGTGCCGACCTGCAATGAACTCGGGCCACATGCTCTTAACAAAGGGTATAAATTCATCGTGACACGTCTCTACGCGCTCTAACTGCTTCAAACGCAGTTCAAGCTTCAATTTTTGTGTTTCAAGTTCCGTGCCGATAGGGAGGCTCATAGGGGACCCTAAACTAATGCCAAATACAAAGAATCATAGTCAATCGGCGCAGATAAACTTAAAGAAGGTTCCGTTTTGTTTAGCCCAAATCGCACCAAATCAAAGATCTGGGGACCCTTGAACAAGAATACCGTGTA